AACGCCATATAATGTAATTTTCGCGTTGTTTGGATTAGCGCGGGAATATTATGTGAATATTTACTATGACGCTTCAAGCCTTCCCCGGTCGATTGTTGACTGAGGAAGGTTTTTTTATTTGCGTTCCTGCCATTCTTTTGACTGCATTACAAGCTCCTGCAAAAACGCGCTGGCGGCAATAGGGATTTCTTCTTTTAGGAATTTCTTCATTTCCGGCGGAAAAGAAACTTCCATCCCTTGATAAAGTTTCGCGGGATTTTTCGGTTTTGGCCCTCTTTGTTTTTTTCTCATTTTATCTTGGTTGCCTCTATTGCGTTGGCGTTTATGGTTTTCGTCTTAAATTTCATGATCTTTTTATATTTTTTTTTATACATGCTCAGGGCGGAATAAAATCGCTGGATTGTGGTTTGAAGAATTTTGGTTTCTCCTGTTTTCCATAAACCAAATTCGTATCTAGTCCGTGATTGAACATGAAATAAAACCGGCGGAATACGAACAGTCTGCAGAGATTTCCAGACATCCACCGCATTCTGAGCGGTCAACCAAAATTGTGGCGATGTATTAAGGGCGGCGCCTAACTGCACCGCTTTATCAGAGTTAATCGCCGCCTCATTATCGCAAATCCTGTTAACCTGCTGAACGCTCCATCCCAGATGTTCGGCTAGTTGCCGTCTGCTAATTTTAAGATGCTTTAAAAACCGTTCTCTCAGAATCATCCCCGGCGGAGTTGGTTTGCGGTTTATGTTTTTATCCATTTTTCTCCGTCAAACTCGGCGAATTTCTCAGTCCAACCCCAAAAAATTTCATCGCCGTCTGGTGGCTCATGCTCGGTCGGTAGAACCGCTAAAATCTCATCTTCCCGGCCGCCTTCTTCCCATAATTGATAGGCTGCGTTTTGAGCGATTTCGCCGTCGAGATGTTCGCTGGTCTCTCCCGGATCGACAATATAACGTTCAAACGTTGTCCCAGTCAGACTCTCAATAGCGGCCAGTATTTCGGGTGACGTTGTGAGGGCCTCTGAAAAATCATTATATTTTGATCTGTAAAACATGTTTTTCTCCGTTTGATTTTTATTATTTGGCAAAATAATTTACATCTTCATTGTCGTAAAAATTCCATCTCAATGAGTCGAAATTTTTTCTAAATGTTTTTGTCATATTCCCGCGACCTTCGGATAAATTCAATTTACCCGTGTTGGCGTCGTAGTAAATCGCTGTGTTTTTGCAGCCACGTTTGCTCTCAACATAACCATGCAATTGAAAATAAACTCGGTGGTGGCCGTGTTTTGCCCATTCTGAAAAATTTTCAACAGCAGGGTGGTTTTTCATTTGGTCTAAAATTGAATTTTTAATCATTTGCCATGCCTGTTTTAGAGATTCAGAAAAAAATCTCTTCACTGAATCGTTGAATTTTACAGCGGCGTCTTTAGCGATTTGCCAGGCTGTTTTCATTAAGTTTGATTTATCAATTTTCATTTTCTTCTCCTTTCAGATTTGCCGGATTGCTCCGACTTGTTGGATCGAGAATTAAACCTACATATCTTTTTTTAAATAATCATGTCTTGCAGCTATCACATACAGTTCGCCGTTTTTAATGCTTTGAAACTCAAAAACTAAGTCGGAGAAGGTTGATTTTGACCAAGTCTGGCTAAGAAGCTCGGCAATTCTTTTAATCGTAATTTTGATTCCTTCTTTAGACGGGACTTTTCTTTCCGACCTTGGTAATTCCAGATAAGAATTAATTTTTTCATCAACCCAGTTCGTTAAAAAACCTTTAATGTCTGTGTAAAAAGATTTTTGCTTATCTGTTAAAGCGTCTTGAGGAGTGTTTGTTTTGCTCATTTTTTGAGCGTTTAGCAAGGTTTTATTCTCTAACTCATGGCGGAGTTTCAAAATTTCTTTTCTAAGTCTTTTTTTATCACCATCAGAGGCTTCTTTTTTTTGTTTTCTGAGTTCCAGAATTTCATTTTTTAAATTTTCCATTTCTTCTCCTTTCGGGTTTAGTTTTTGATGATTTGTTAACTAATATATTACGGGCCGGATTGTATTCTGTCAACCCAAAAATCGTGAAAAGTTGCACTTTTTTTTGAGAAAATGTATTATTTGTTCAAATGATCAATTATTACAAAGATGAATAAATGAAACTTGGGCATCAAAAATTACCTCGCCTCGATAGCATAAAATTTATGGGGCGATGCCGTCCGGCTGATATTTTCCCCGATCTTAGAAAAAATTCATCTTGTTTCGGGTTAAATAATGGTTCTTTTTCATTTGGTGACGTTATAGAGCATGTTTTAAACCATACAGGTCGGGCCCATGCCCTTATAAGCTCTTGGGTAGCCAGTGAACGGTCAATAAAACAGGTGCTGCGATATTTCAAGAATAAGCGTTTTTTGTCAGTCAAATTCTTGCTGGACAGGATGTTCCCGAATAGCCGCCCCGATATTTTTCAGTATGTTGTTGACAATTTTGGGGTTGATTCTATCCGGGTAAGTTATGTGCATTCAAAATTTTGCGCGCTTTATAACGAGGAATGGTTTTTTGTGATTGAAACAAGCGCGAATCTGAATAAAAATAGACGCCTAGAATCATTTAGGATTACGGAAGATGAAAAGTTTGTGTCTTTTTTCAGGGAGTTATTTGTTAATCTGTTTAAGGTGATCAAACCCCATAAGTGTCCCCGGAAAGCTCAGGGCGAAAAACCAACAATGCTTAATAAATTACCAGATATTCCGCCTCGAAAAAAATTGCCTTCCCAAAAATCATCAAAAAGTCAGGATTTAGAATTAAATTTTGATTTGAATTTAGACTTAGATTTGGACTTGAGCAATGGCACTTTCTAAAGAAAAAAAAGAGCAACTTCGAATAGATTTCGAGGCCGGAGAAATATCAATCGGTGCTATCTGCAAGAAGCATAGTGTTTCAAGGACAACAATTATCCGTCTCGAAAAAAAGTACAAATGGAGCCGTGAAAAAAGACACAAAAAAGCTGATCCGAAGCCAAAGCGGAGGCGAGGAAGGCCGACAAAGTATCGCCCGGAATATGCCAAAATCGTTACGCCGCTTGCGATGATCGGGTATAGTGAAGAAAAAATTGCGGGATATTTTGGCGTAAATCGAGACACAATTCTGGAATGGAAAAAAGTACATCCCGAATTTTCCGGCGGAATTTTGGACGGTCGAACAAAAGCGACGGCAAAAGTGGTCGTTAGTCTCTTCCAAAGGGCTACTGGATACTCACATCCAGAAGACAAAATATTCAACAATAACGGGGAACCGCTTGTTGTGTCGACAACAAAACATTACCCGCCTGAGTACAAATCAATTGCTCTTTGGCTTAAAAACAAAGAGCCGGAACTGTGGAAAGACAAACAAGAAATTGAAGGAAGTTTTGAGGCAAAAGTCGGCAAAATAAGCAAAGACGACGCGCAATCAGTGCAGGATTTATTTGATGAAATAATACAAAATGATTGATGTTGAAAAAATCATTGCAACTTACACGCCTGAGCAACTAGCCGCGCTGCGTTATCGCCTTGAGACTGATTATTTTTTCCACGCCGCTTTTTTTCTAGCCTACAGAGAAAACCAGCCCTTTATTCTCGGCCGCCATCATCCGGTTATTACTCAGGTTATGGAGCGTGTCATATCAGGTGAAATCAAACGGCTTTTAATTAATATGCCGCCCTCCTATACAAAAACAGAGCTAACAGTGATTCAACTCGCGTCCTTTGGGTTTAGCGTAAATCCGGCCTGCCGCTTTCTTCATATTTCCGGAGACAAAGAGCTGGTGCTTGATAATTCATCAAAAATCAAAGATCAAATTTTAAGCCCTTTGTCGCGCAAATTATGGGGAATTATGGCGAAAGACGACACGTCGGCCAAAGGTCTATGGAAAACAAATCAAAACGGCGCGTTTTATGCGCGACCAACTGGCTCTAAACTTGTCGGATTTCGGGCTGGTCGCTCGCGGCCCGGTTTTCACGGAGCCTTATTGATAGATGATCCCCAGGACGAAAACGAGGTTCGGTCGCCAGTTCAGGTTAAGCGTTTTCCGGAGCGATACATGGGCGTCATTAGGCATAGAGTAGACAATCGCAATACCCCGATTATTGTCGTGATGCAACGATTGAGCGATGAAGATTTTTCGGCCTTTTTGCTGGAGGGCGGATCAGGGGAAAAATGGCATCATTTGTGTTTGCCGGCCATAATTTCATGAATCAGTTTAATTTTTATGAAAATTTATGGCTAACTACTCACATGCAATTCCGATTGAGCACAATCTGGAAGCGGGCGCGCTTTGGCCCTACAAACACACAGAAGAAGAGCTGGACGCGCTCGAAAAAGCGGACGATTATATTTACGCCGCGCAGTACATGCAAGACCCCCAAAAACGCGACGGAAATATTTTTAAATCGGAGTGGTGGGAATATTACGCGGTTTTGCCGGACTTTGAATATAAGGCGATTTTTTGCGACACAGCTCTAAAAAAAGAAGAACACAACGATTATTCTGTTTTTCAATGTTGGGCGAAATGGCGCGGCCGGATATATCTTGTTGATCAATTTAGAGAAAAAATTGAAGCGAGCGATCTCAAGCAAGAACTTGTTGATTTTTGGAATAAACACAAAGGAACACAAGTTCAACCAAACCGGGGTGTTTACGTCGAAGACAAAGCGAGCGGAATTCAGCTCGTGCAGGACATTCGCAAAGAAGGAGGAATGCCCATAATACCAATTCCGCGTGAAAAATCAAAAATTTTCCGCGCAAATAACTTAGTTAATTGGATAAAAGCGCATCTTTTGTATTTGCCGGAAAACGCGGAATGGGTTTATGATTATAAAAAAGAGTTTAAAAGATTTTCTCCTCTCATGACACACAAACACGATGATCAAATAGACGCGACTTTGGACGCCATCGAGCATATGTTATTAGGCGCCGCGCCGATTAAAAAAGACAACCGGAAGAAAAATGCCCGAAAAGAAACAATTGCTCCAAGCCGAAACGAAAGAAACTGGTAAAATAAAAACCGTTTCTATCGGAACGAGCGGCATTGATTATTCTGGAAACCGGTTTCTCGAAGAGTATCTTGACGCGCTCACACAGACCGACGGCCCGGATATTTGGGACGAAATGCGACGGAGTGATGATCAAGTAAAAATGCTTCTTCGCGTCGTCAAAAATCCGATTATGGCCGCCCGTTGGTTTGTCGCCTCCGCCTCCGATGAAGATCAAGACAAAAAAATATCAGAATTTATTGCTCATGTTTTGTTTAACGACATGGGGACGGAACGCCAGCCAAAAACATTTGAGAAATTTAAACGAGAAACTTTAACATCTGTCGAGTTTGGCTATTCTCTTTTTGAGATCACAAACAAGATCGTCAAAGATGATCCGGTTTACGGAAATTATATTGGTTTGCGTGGCCTCGATTGGCGTTCGCCGAAAACAATCGAGGAGTGGTATTTATCGAAAGGCGGAGAGCTTGAACAGGTCAGGCAAACAGACAATTCGCAGCGAGCGCAGGACGTTTTCATTCCAGGTTATTTTCTCTTGCATATCGCCCCAGAAATGGAGGGCGACTTATACGAAGGGATATCAATGCTGCGGCCCGTGTATGGAAACTGGCTCCGAAAAGATGTTATGCGAAAATTGCAGATGATCGGTATAGAGCGCGCGGCGACTGGAATTCCTATCGGAGTTATCCCACAAGGCCGGGAAAATTCAACCGAACAAACAGCTCTTGAGGAT